ATCTAGATCTAGAACCTTTAGATGCTGGCAACTGTATTCTTGAGTCCCGACGACGGGGAAGTCGTCGGCGCTCTGTTCGCGTAGAGCATTAACATGGTCGATGGCTTGCGTATACACATCGTCCTCAAACCAGTCGACCTCCGCATGTGTCCACGGCACTGTAACTCCCCTCTCTTGTTTCACATATACTTTTTGGACCGTTCCGTACCTACGGACATTATGCCAATCATTATAAACAACATCACCTATCTTCATCAGTCTCTTCTCCTTGAGTTTCAATTATTTTGTTAACCACAATGGGCTCAAACCAAGCCACAACGCTCATGCCTTGCACATGGTAATAAACACCATTATATTCATCATCTAAGACCAACTGGGTGCCATCGACAGAAGCCGCGCGGCCTGCGACGGCGCGCAGGATAATATCAAAGTCAGGGGCAGTTGCGTACTGACTAATCGAACGTTTTCGTAGATTATCCGGATCTTTGGTAAGATCATATAATTCAGACACCGGAACCGTCGTTGAGTATAATGTCTTGCCACTCGTCACAATGGGTTCTGTCTCATCAAGATTCACATAAAAGAACACACGAGGATAGGCGGAAACATTATAATCTCTCCTGCTGTAAGGAGAGCGCTTTGATGAAAAGTAGTCTGGGTCTAGAAACAATTTTTCTTTATCCGTCTTTGAATAATGATACAATGTAATTGTACCATTATTTGAGTACTCTGTCGAGTCTTTTCCTTCAAATAGGAACTTTTTCCACCTTTTAATCGTTTTTAGCATTTTCTATATTATCCGCACTTAGCAAATCCACAATTTTGACAAGATTGACAGCCTTCCACGTAAATCAGGCCGGTGCTGGACCCACAATCTGGGCAAACGCTGTCTCCACTCACTTTAGTTCCATCCTGAATATAATTCTTTAACATCCGAGCGATACACTTTGAAAAGCTGAACATGTCAGAATCTTTATCTTTCTGTAATTGCTCGACAACAAAGTTGATCTTGGCGCCATGGCGCAGGGTCAAAGAAATAACCCTTGTAAAGGCTGAATTGTTTGCGTTGTCAAAGACCTTTACAATATCCTTCACAACAAGCATATCATCGTCTGAGCCTGTTGTTAAATCGTATATGGAGGCCATCGTCTTCCGACTTCTCTTGCGAAGAGTACCCTCTTTATACTTCTTTGGAATCTCCACCAAATCAGACTTACCACCCATTACTTCATATGGACGGCCGTCTAATAGACCAACCAAAATTACCCACTTTTCCCCATGGATAGTAGTGTGGTGGATATCACATTCTAAAAACTCAGGACGCTTAGGAGCGTTATGCACTGGAAACTTATTTTCCGATTTGTCCGTAATTAATACGCCAGATCTGGATCCGTCAACATATACTGTGATCCCCTTAAGACCCTTCTTCCACCCTTGGAAATATAACTCCTTAACAACTGCCGGATCCGTTTCTGCTGGTAAGTTGATTGTGGACGAAATGGAGTGGTCAATATGCTTTTGAATCATGGCTTGTACGTCGATTCTCTTCTGCCAGTCAATCTCGTTCGATGTTGTAAAAAAACTCGGTACCTTGTCGGTTTTCATCATGCCCAAATATTCCTTGACATTATGATGAAACACTTTATACTCAACCCAGCGATCCCCGAGTTCATCAACAAAATCCGATTGGCGATCCTGCTCATTGTGTGAAAGTTTCCTACGTCTTGTGTACCAGTTTCTAAATACCGGTTCAAGGCCCGAACTCGTCTGAGACATAATCGAAACTGATCCTGTTGGAGCATTCGTAAGAATAGAGATATTGCGTCTTCCAAATCTGGAAATTTTGTCCTGCAAAATTTTTGGCAGATCTGAGATATAAGAATTGTTTTGCTCTAGGGCCCAATTGAATATTGGAAATGCTCCTCGCTCTTTGGCCAGTTGCATGCTTTCCGTGTAAGCGTTAATTTTCAAAGTTTCATAGATCTTGTCGATAACCTGTAGAGCTTCCTCGGAGTCATACGAAAGGCTCAATCTCGCCACGACGTCCGCCAAACCGTGAGTACCTAAACCTGTTCTACGACCGTTACGACATGCTGTTAAAAGGTTCTCCCATAAGGATTCCTCATCTTGTGTATCACACTTCTCAACAATCCGCTCAAGTTTTTCAATCTCTAACTCTACCAGATCGTCTGACAGTCTCATAGCTTTCTTAACAACTTTTGAAAACTTTCCAAAATCAAACTCTGCTTTCTCAGTGAAAGCATCTTTGACAAAAGATTTCAAATTTATAGAAATGAGGCGACAAGAGTCGTAGGCAGAAAGAGGTACTTCACCACAAGGGTTTGTGGTCAAAGTCTTAAAGCCAAATTTAGAATATTCGTGAGCGGGAAGTCTCTTTGTGATATTATCCCACATCAGCAAACCAGGCTCAGCAGTTTTTGTTGCTGATTCTACAATGGAGTTCCACAGAGCTTCCGCCTTAACAATCTTCGTAAAGGATGGAGTAGTGTCCCCGTTGATCGGATATCGCAAAACAAAATCATCGTCATCCTGTACAGCGCGCATAAAATCATCGGTTATCTTGACTGATATGTTAGCGCCTGTAACCTTGGTCAGGTCGTGTTTCATCGCAACGAATCTCTCAATGTCTGGATGGCGTATATCCATAGAGATCATCAGGGCGCCCCTTCGACCGTTTTGTCCTATCATCCGACAAACATACGAATAAAAGTCTGCAAAACTCCAGGCTCCAGTTGTTGTTCCAGCTGAGTTATTAACAGGGGCATTTTCCGGCCTAAGGTTACTAATATCAAGGCCGACACCACAGCGACGCTTAAATAAGTTAGCCAGTTCTTTTCCACGGTCAACAATTGAAGAAATGTTGTCATCAGGAGAGCTAACGACAACGCAATTAGACAAAGAAACATTAACATAATCGTTACCTATACCCATCATCGGAGAACCTTGCGGAACGATGTATTTGAAATCCTTTAGCAGCTTATAAATCTCATTCTCCTTGAGACCTTCCCCAAATCTAGTTTCAATCCTTGCAAACTCCTTGGCGAGACGTTTGTGCATATCATCAGGAGTTTTTTCAAGAAAAACCCCGTCCCCATCCTTCAGACAATATTTTGTCATAAAAACGTTGGCGGCTAGATCATCGCCATCAAAATATTCGAGCGTACTCTCTTTGGTTTCACTTTCTGTATACATTTACTTGCCCTCCTCTCTGTATCTCTTATATTTTTTCTTTAATTCGTCAGCCTGTTCTCTTGCGGTACGGGCTGCGAGTTCTCCAATAGTTTCATCACTCTGCTCCAGAACCTTAATCTTAACATTCGAGGTATCCATCAACGCGGGATAGATAAGACCATCTGGCCCGTTTCTATTTTTCGCTATGAATAACCTAGCAGTTTTGGCGGCCTTATCCTCAACAGTTCTGGAGAGGGAGAATATAAAGTCGGCCACAAAACACTTATTAAACGCTTCACTAATAGACTCCATGGTGACCACCTCCGCATTCAACCCTGAACGATTTGTTTGCGAAGCAGTCCACACCGGGCACTTGTTCTCTTGGGCGATAGCCCTCAAGTCCTCATAAATAGTTTCCAACTCATGTCTTTTCTCTTTTCTTACCACGTTTGGCCTTAAAAGATCACCATAATCAACTATGATCATATCAATATCAATATTGCGTTTTTTCAACTTGTCAAGGTGGGCCTTGATAGTGTTGGTGCCGGCACTCTTTGTTGGGTATTCTTTAATTATCAGTGAGCCCTCGATGTCCTGAACCTTTTCATAGATCTGTTCCTTGAACAAAGATAGATCCCCTAGCGGGACACCAGTTAAACAACTGTCGTATCTGGAGGCGATCGATGTGTCGGCTAATTCTAGCGTGTAATGCACGACGCTTCGGCCGGCCATTACGGCCTGTGTCCCAAGATGGACAAGTACCATCGACTTACCCGCTCCGGTGGGCGCAATAACTACGCCCAACTCACCCTTGCCTAGACCATCTTTACAGATTTCATCGACCGTGTCCCAGCCGGTTGTTATAGGATCGCGTACCTTTTTAAGGAACCGAGCTTCGAAGTCAGCTTTGTAGTCATAACCATGGTCGGTGTCAGAGCCCAATTTGAGAGCATCATTAATTAATTCGCTTATTTCATCGAAAGATGAGGACTGCAGTAAGGGAACACATTTCAGCAGAGCCTCAGTTAATTTTTGTTTCTTGCAAAACTCCAGTGATGTTTTTTTAATATATTCAGAGCCATCGATCTCAACCTCTGTGTTACATATCCTTACAAAGTAATCTCTTACCTGCTTTCGAATAAGCTCGTTCTCGTCTTCAAGTCCAGAACGAAAAATTGTCGTCAAGATCTTGCAAGTCGGATGCACTCCGTACTGTTCTCTATAATCTAAAATATTTTCAATAAAAACTCTTAAATATTTCAGTTCAAGGAATCTTGGATCCAAGACCTCGGACATCTGATCCGCAAAAGGTCGATCACTTAAGATCAGGTGGCACATATCCTCTTGAAAGGATTTCCCATATGTTGAGAAGGAAGCTGACTCTGTGTTCATTTAAATAATATACTATATATTGGCGGTTATTTTCACTAGTTTCTATTATGGTTGTAGATAAAGTTTTTAAAATTTACAAACAAATCGTTTAACTTAATCTCTCCGAAGCCATCCTCAACAAACATGGAATATGTTTTTGTCTTATTAAGGGAGGGCTCAAATTTTTCAATTGAATGATTGATTTTTTCTTTTGTCTGGATGGAGATCGAGGGAGAATACAATTGCATTATCTTATAATTTTGCTCGATCTTTTGCCGGCCGGCCACAATATTCTCGTAGCACTTCAAATTACTTTCAACACTTTCACAGTATTCCACTAACTTGTCAATTGTACAAGATTCTTCCTCCCCCAAAAAAGGGAACCTCTTTGAAACAGTTGCTAACCCAACTCCTTGAATGCCTGTAAGGGCGTCACTCTTATCGCCAACTATGGCACGAGCAAGAGTAAAGTTTGTGGGGTGAATTCCAAACTTTTCCAAAATCCTATCCCTATTTAACAATTCCTTTTGAATCGGGCGATACAGCACTGTTTCTTCGTCTAGCAGTTGGAAAAAATCTTTGTCCGAACTGACAATCAGCTTTTGCCAACCTGAGAAATGTGGCATTGTACAAACGTATGAAATGATATCATCTGCCTCCACACCATCATGCATAAGTTGCACGATAGGCATTTCGTTGAGGTATTCAAATAGTCTTGTTTGTTGCCAAATTTTATTTGTCAGCTCTTGCGCTTCCGAGAGATTTCTGATGTCCCGATTGAGTCTGATCGGCTTGCGTCCTTCTTTATAATTTTTGTTAATCAGTTT